CCTTTCGGGGGCGTCCTTAGGATTGGTCGAGACCCGTGTCATAGGGCTGACCTAGCATGTTTTCATGCAGTCCATATTGGCGTCTAGGTTGTAGACACGCAACTTAGGCTCTTTCCGTTCCCATTAACCATCATTGGAGACTCAAATGAAGTACTTCGTTTCAAATGTCCATGGAGACAACTTCGTTCGCGTAGATCGTGATGATCTACGTTATACTAAAGAGCGTTCGGAACAAGTTCTCGAACCGCTCTTCAGGATCTATGAGTTTACACAGTCGCAGCGTGATGCTGCCTTTGTGTACATTCATACGAATGAAGTCTATACTGGCTATACGCCGGCAGAGCTCTCAGCCCTTCAGTCTCTTAAGGCTTGGCTTTGCGCCAGGCTTCTAAGGGATTTAATGGATGAGGAAGCACAATCCTGTTATTCTTATAATCACAGGCCTGTGCTCGTCATGGTCAATTTGAACAGCGGAGCAACTGCTGTTTGGGTTCACGATGATGAGTATGGGTGCTAGTAACTTAACTAGTAGCTAACGTCTCTTCCGAGCGTTAGCTGGGAGATCATATGCCTATCGAGAGCTCTTCAAAGAGCTTTTCCAAACAGTATACCCGGACGACTACGACGAATGTTGTAGACGTTGTTTCCGGTAATACTCTTTTTAACTCTAAAGTTACTACTCAGATCAACTCGTTTAGCGGGGTTAATGTTAAATCCCGCGCACCGAGTGAAAATCCTGAGTGGCGACAGCAGGTTAAGAGACGCGATAATGCCACTACGACCTATGTAGCGTCGGAGGACAAAATCGAGCTCGGAAGCGGATCCACGTACTCGCGTATCGTAGACAAGGTTGGGAACCAACGTACCACGACAATAGTGACGTGTGACGGTGTTCTTCCCTGTTCTTTGACTGCGGTTAGCCCGGACCCATCCGTTCGAACAAAAGCCATGGACAAAGCCAGGGCTAAGGTCTTTAAAAAGATTGCCGAGAAGCAAGTCCCTTTTCAAGGGGGCGTGTTCCTTGGTGAGCTTCGCGAGACCTTGCATATGATCAGGCACCCTGCTGACGGCCTAGCTAAGTTGATCCTTGGTGAGCAGTTTCTGTCCACTAAGGCTAAACTCAAGCGTGCTTCTCTCAGGCGCCGACGCCCTTTATCGGGCAAGGACCTCAAACGCTCCATTAAAAGAGCGGTTGCTGAAACCTGGTTGGAGAACGCTTTCGGCTGGCAGCCCTTTATTAGCGACTGTGAAGGCGCTATGAAGGTTTATAACGACATGCTGTATAAGGTCGGCTTCACTGCTATTAGAGCAGTAGGCCGGCATGAGCAGCAGGTCGGGGTGTCTTATGGATCTGGAGGCTCCGTCGATGGGTTCGTGGAATATTATACCGATGAGCATAAAACTCAAGAGTGTAAAGTCCACGTTTACGGTATTCTTCGCGACGACCCGAGAGGGACGCGCGCGAAATTAGGAATTACCTGGGGACAGTTCGTCCCCACCATTTGGGAGTTGCTGCCATTTTCCTTCTTGGCAGATTACTTCAGTAACATAGGCGATGTCTTGTCCGCCGTGTCAGTCAATCTTGGAGGGGTGCATTGGCTCGCTCATACCAGCGTAAATTCTGGTGTGAATAAGCTCGTGTTTACCCGCTTCAGGACGATTGCAGGCTCAGGACCGGAATCGGCTTTCGGAAGTGGAGGCCACTCCCCTGTGATTAGGCGTAAGAAGGAGGTTTCCCGCCTCCCTACGTTTGATATGTCGTACCCACCGGCGTTGAAGTTCGAGTTCCCATTTAGTCCACGAAAGTGGGCGAATATGGGGTCTCTAATAACAATAGCCTATACGGGCGGCATATCAGCTAAGCACGGCCGTGGCAGAGCATAATCTTAACCACTCACCCGCAACGCGGGTAAAAGGATGTTCATATGGCTCTTACATCTCCGGTCACTGGGTCTGCCCAAACCGGTTTCACCTCGCCGACCTATACACTCACCCTTGACAAGTTTCCTGGGCCCAATGGGGTCCAGTATGCTGTCACGGCACTCGGTGGGACGCAGACGGGGGCAACGGCTCAAACTGCCGATAAGCCCTTCACTGTGTCTGTTGAACGGCCTGTCACCGTTAAGGTGCAGACTGTCAACGCCAACGGAGTGACGGTGTCTTCAGGTCGGAATCGTCACAGGATCCTCATCCGAAAAGGAATGCCGGCTGTCACTGGACAGCCGCCCCTCCTGGCAACTCTGGAGCTCATTGCTTCAGTGCCTGTGGGCGCCGAGAGTGTCTCGGCGGCTGAGATCCGTGCAATGATATCGTGCATGGTTGGTGTCGCCACGCAGTATTCTGCTGCGTTCGGCGATCAGGTCGTCTCGGCTGTGGTCACGGCGTAAAGCTATGATCACACGAGCAGGCCTGCGCAAACTGCTCGCCATCATCATAACGGTGTTAGCCACTTTGACTGGTGTCAAGGTGGTCGATACCGCTAGTGAGTCGATGGGGGCAATCCAGCGTTTGAACCAATCGGCTGAGTAGCCCTCTAAAGGGGCTTTAGCCAACACTATATCATAGGTGAATACCGATGGAAGCGTTCCTAGAAAATCTCACCTCAATGGTCACACTCGACTTAAACTCGGCGGACTGTTCAGTCCCCTTCCGTAAGTTCGCTGCTGGTGCCTTGCCTGGCGCCTTAACTAAGAAATTAGTTACGGCTGTCCATCGCGACGCATCAAAGCGGGCTTATGAGAAGTTCGTTGAGAGCAATAGTCTATGCTCCAACTACGAGTTACGCGTAGCTTCTAGCTGGGACGAGGAGCTTGTTGGTATCGTAAAAGATATCCTCTACAAGTTCTTCAACCCGGCTGGTGAGCAGCTCATCACAGAGCCCGGGATTATTTCCGGGTTACGTGTTGGGCCTGGTGCCGCTCTCTTAGCTGAGGGAGGCTCCATGTATGAAAAGGTGTTTAATAGCACCCTATCATATACGCGTCCTTGGGTCAGGTACGCGATTACGCGTGCCTTCCGTAGTACTCCTACAGGGCGTTCGGCTCTAGCGGGCCGGCGTACACTGGGGTATACTATGGTGGACCATTCTAAGATGTCTTTCGTTCGTAAAGAGAATGCGATCGATCGCGTCATTTGCGTCGAACCTAGTTGCAACATGATGTTGCAGCTCGGTACGGCGCGCTTACTCGAGGAGCGCCTCAAAGCGTTCTTCGGGATAGATCTTTCAAGGCAACCTGATAAAAACAGGGAGCTTGCGAGGCAAGGGTCCTTAAACGGGACCTTTGCAACGATAGATCTTTCTAGCGCGTCGGATAGCATTTCGCTAAACTTACTCAGGAACATTCTTCCAAAGGATGTTTTTGACTGGCTAAGCGTGATGCGTTCGCCGAACGTCGTTATTCCCGCAAGGGTTACGGCGTCGGGCGAAGCTGAGAAGCTTCGCCTTGAAATGGTCAGCACAATGGGTAACGGTTTTACGTTCCCCCTGCAGACAATCTTGTTTGCAGCGATCGTTAGGGCAGTTTACCTCCAGTATAGTCTTCCCATACGAAATCCTTTCGATGGGGAGAACGGTCCTAAAAGACCGTCTAGACTGGGAAACTGGGCCGTATTCGGCGATGATATCATCGTCGAGACCAAGTGCGCTCGGCGCGTGTTATACGCGTTAGAGTTATTTGGCTTCCGGCCAAACCCGAAGAAGACCTTTGTTGAAGGTCCATTCCGCGAGTCTTGCGGTACTGACTGGTTCGAAGGCGAACCAGTTCGAGCGGTTTATATAAAGTCGCTCGAGAGTATTGCAGACCGTTTCGTCGCGATTAATCAGCTGATACAGTGGACTGCCCGTACGGGTATCCCATTGCCGAGGAGTACCAACTACCTCCTCGCGAGCGTTCCACCAGTATTGGTGCCGCTCCATGAAGCTGACTACGCTGGCGTACGTGTTCCTTCTACTTGGTTGACTGGGAGTTCTAGGGCCTTTAGGGCTCTAGAGAAAATTCCCAGGAGACTGAGTATGGAACGAAAGTCCGTACGACAGCGTGGCTGGATTTATAACAGCTACGGTTGTTATCTCTCCTTTCTTCGCGGTGAAATACGCGACTTACGCTTGGGCATTCGCGAAGACAAGCCCAAGTATAAGTTCCGCAGGTTTCGTGTGTCCCATAACTGGGATATGCTTCCTGCGTGCACTGGAGACGGATGGCTAGCGGCGTCGCCTGAACAACGGCGCTATCTAGTCATCTTAGCCAATGCTGAGAGGCAGCGGATTACATCCGCTGTCTGCGCAAACCTAGGAAACTAGGCTAGCGGTTAGGTGATGAACCTAACATTG